TTAGGCACAATACAAAGGCTAATTTAAAGGAGGCTTATTATGGCAACATTAGCAGAAATCAGAGCTAAACTGAAAGAACAAGAATCACGCACAGGTGGTTCTCAAAGCTCCGGCGGGGACAACGCAATTTTTCCATTCTGGAATATGAAAGAAGGCGAAAGCTCAACGCTTCGTTTCCTTCCTGATGGTGACGAATCCAACACATTTTTCTGGAAAGAACGTTTGATGATCAAACTGCCTTTCGCAGGTGTAAAGGGTGAGACAGACTCTCGTCCAGTACAAGTACAAATTCCTTGTATGGAAATGTATGGTGATAGCTGTGAAATTCTTAACGAAGTTCGTGGCTGGTTTAAGGATCCTAGTCTTGAAGACATGGGTCGTAAGTATTGGAAGAAAAGAAGTTATATCTTCCAAGGGTTTGTAACTGAGAATGCTCTTAGTGAGGATTCTACTCCAGAAAATCCAATTAGACGTTTTATAATTGGTCCACAAATTTTCCAAATTATTAAACAGGCTCTTATGGATCCTGATATGGAAGAACTGCCAACAGATTATACTGCTGGTGTAGACTTCCGTCTTAACAAAACAACCAAAGGCGGATATGCGGATTACTCAACTTCAAGTTGGGCAAGACGTGAGCGTCCATTAGGTGACGCAGAGATGAAAGCTATTGAAACAAATGGCTTGTTCAATCTCAATGACTTCCTTCCTAAGAAGCCAAGCGAAGTAGAGGTTAAGGTGATGAAAGAAATGTTTGAATCTAGTGTTGATGGTGAAGCATACGATCAAGAAAGATTTGGACAATACTTCCGTCCAGCTGGAATGGCGGCAAGAACAGGTGATCCTGTGACTCAGAGTAACTCTTCCCCAAAGGTAGAAACCGCTCCTGAGCCAAAGGTAGAAACGGCACCTGCTCCGGAAGCGCCAAAGACAGAAGAACCAACGCCGGCAACTAGTGGCAAGGCAGAAGACATCCTTTCCATGATCCGTGCTAGACAGCAACAGTAAAAATATATATTAGTGGGGAGCAATCCCCACTAGGCTTTACAAAGGAGAAACTATGGCAAAGGCATTTGACCCAAGCAAATTTAGAACGGCACTTACAAAATCTATTACAGGCATGAGTGCTGGTTTCAACGATCCAACAGATTGGATCTCAACAGGAAACTATGCGTTAAATTATTTGGTTAGCGGCGACTTTCATAAAGGTGTTCCGCTAGGCAAGGTAACTGTATTCGCAGGTGAATCAGGTTCAGGAAAAAGTTATTTCTGTGCTGGTAACATTGTGAAAGCGGCACAAGAACAAGGCATTTTTGTAGTATTGGTAGACTCAGAAAACGCTTTGGATGAGGATTGGCTACAGAGACTTGATGTTGACACAAGTGAAAGTAAACTACTTAAACTTAATATGTCAATGATTGATGATGTAGCAAAAACAGTATCAACATTCATGACAGACTATAAGGCTATGGAAGAAGAAGATCGTCCTAAAGTCTTGTTTGTTATTGATTCACTTGGTATGTTGTTGACTCCAACTGATGTTGATCAGTTTAACAAGGGTGACATGAAAGGTGATATGGGGCGTAAGCCTAAAGCACTAACGGCTCTTGTAAGAAACTGTGTTAACATGTTTGGTAGTCACAATGTAGGACTTGTAGCAACTAACCACACATACGCATCGCAAGATATGTTTGATCCAGATGATAAGATATCAGGTGGACAAGGATTTATCTACGCATCTTCAATCGTAGTAGCAATGAAAAAACTTAAATTGAAAGAAGATGAAGATGGTAATAAGGTATCCGATGTAAGAGGTATTAGAGCGGCTTGTAAGGTTATGAAAACAAGATATGCTAAACCTTTTGAAGGTGTACAAGTTAAAATTCCATATGAAACAGGAATGAATCCTTACAGTGGACTTGTTGACTTATTCGAAAAACAAGGATTGTTGAAAAAAGACGGTAATCGTCTTAAGTATATTGATTCCAAAGGTGAAGAACACAAAGAATATCGAAAAAATTGGGATGGCCCAATGCTAGATATGGTTATGTCGGATTCACTTATAGAAAAAGCTTCTGAGGTAAATACCAAGGTTGATGAACCCGTAGAAACAGAACAGGAGTAATCATGGAATCAAGTATGATAGTTGACATCTGGAATACTTTCAAAGACAGTATTGACAAGAAACATATCGAAACAATAGCAGAAAAATATATTGATGTGTGTGCCGATTTTGGTACAGATGACACAGCATTTAGAGATGCTATGGGTAGTTGTGATTTTCTTGATGCGGCTATAAGCTACTATTTAGACATAGACGAAGATCATGACTATGACGATCCAGATGACGGTTGGGAAGAATAATGGGATATTACTCTGAAGTATCTAGAGACATAAACAAAATACCCAACGCTATCCAGCACTTTGAAGATGAACTTGCCGCGGCTCGCTTAGAGGTAAAACTCAAAGGCAACGTAGAACGTGCCGCGGCAGAACTTCCAGGCATAGTTGAACAAAGGTTCAACCAATTACAAGAAATTGAGGCAATATTAAATTATTTGAACATTGAATTACGTAGATTACGTAGTACCTTTTTTAAAAAGTATCTTGAAAATTATCAAAGAGCTTTGTCAAGCAGAGATGTAGAAAAGTATGTTGACGGCGAAGCTGATGTAGTTGACTACGAAAAGATCATAAACGAATTTGCTCTTCTAAGAAATAAATGGCTTGGTTTACTCAAAGGACTTGATCAAAAACAGTGGCAGATCACTAATGTAGTCAAGTTAAGAGTAGCAGGCATGGAAGATGCTTCACTATAAGTTCCAAGTTCCAGAAAATAGCAAAAAATTAAGAGGACACCTTTTTACATTTCTTTACGCCAATTGTGATGTAAAAACAATTACCAAAGCAGAAGAAATAGAAAAAGACAGGTTCCTAGCATTTAGTCATCCATTTGACGACTGGGTGTTTGATGCTATTACACAAGATAAATCCATAAATTTTTTCCATCTAGATAACGGTTATATAGGTAATAAGTTATATAAACGTCCTATGTATTATAGGATATCCTATAATTCATTACAAAATACAAAAGTAAAAACAGTAAAACACAGTAGAAGAAATTTACTTGAAATAGATAACGATTTATGGGCTGATTGGGATAGCAGTGGTGATTATAACTTACTTGTTTTGCCTAATCAAAGTAATATATTTAAGTACATGGGAGAAGATTACGATACGTGGAGAACCAAAACTATTAAATACTATGAAGGACAAGGTCCTTTAATCGTAAGAGAAAAAATAGGAAAAAGAAAGCAAAGGTGGCAGGAAATTCTTCCTATGATGAAAAAAGCAAAAAAAATAATTACATATCACAGCATGGCCGCGGTTGAATCATTGTGCTTAGGAAAGCCTATTGAAATCTTAGGACAAAGTGTAGTTCAGCATTGGCAAAATCAATTTGGATTTAAAAGGGAGGAAATGTTAGAACACATAGCATGGAGCCAATTTAGTAGAGATGAATACGAGAATGGAACCGCTTGGCGTTGTACATTTGACTATCAGGTTGAACAATGACATATACAAAACTAGACGGCTGGCAAACAGTCAAGAACGATATTTGTTTAAAAAGTGCCAAGAAACAAGGCATGGGACAAATTGAAGAATATCAAAATTTAGAATTACAAACAGCAATCTCATATTGTGCTAAATTGAGAATAGCAGTTGACATTGGAGCTCATGTAGGAATAACTTCATACAGACTTGCTCAGTCATTTGAGCATGTTCATGCCTTTGAAGTAAACACAAAACTTTTGCCGTGTATACTACATAATTTAGATATGAAAAAAATATACAATGTTACAACACATCCTGTAGGACTAGGTGACACAGAAAAAGATGTAGACATAAAGACTACAAATAAAAGTTTTGGTACACATATAAATCCAGATAAAGATAAAGGAAAGTATAAAATTAAAACACTTGATTCGTTTGGTTTAAATTTTGTAGATTTCATCAAGATTGATGCTGAAGGTTATGAACCATTAGTAGCAAAAGGAGCAATGAAAACTATTGAATTACATAAGCCTGTAATTTTATATGAAAGAAAAGATCATCCACAGCGTTACGGTTATCATAGGGATAGCATCAAAGATATTTTATATCCACTAGGATATAGAATGGTAAGAAAATTAGGTAAGGGAGAAAAAAATGCTGTGCTTGCCTATAGACCGGGAATGACATAATGTTTAAATTACCTGATATACACGGACAGCCTGTACCAAGAAAAGCAGAAGATGTAATATTTTTCAGTTGTGACTATGATTATTTTGATAGACACGGCTATGCTTTAGCACAAAGTATAGTAAGAACAGTTGGTTGGATACATGTCCACTGCCATATTATCAATGAAGGAAACATGAAGAAACCTTTGTTAGATGATCTATCAAAATATCCATTTACATATACATATGAAAATATAGGATCTACATTTTACAAAGACTTAGAAAAAAATAATAAAAGAATGAAAGAAGGACGTCATATATTTAAAACAGATGATCTAGATTTCATTGCTAGAAGAACATACCTTGCTAGTTGTAGATTTATGCGTTTAAAGGATTTGTTTGATAACGAAACACAACATATTTTCCAACTGGATTGTGATACCGTTTTACGAAATGGCTTTCATCAAGATCACTTCCGTGAATTAGCAAGGCAAGTAAGAGTAATGCCTAAGCCAAAAGATCCTGCTGTTTTTATAGCAAGTGCTTTAACATTAGGCTTAGGAGAAACAGGTGTAAGGTTTAGAAAACTTTTCAGTGATAATATGATTGAAGCGTTTCATAAGCCTATATATTGGTATGTCGACCAGGATGTTTTAAAAAACACAATGGCACAATGGAAAAATACAGGAAACACATATGAGCATATTCCATATACTTGGAATGCTTGGGGACAAAAGCGTCACGATATATTTTCAACCGGCAAAGGTGATAAAAAGAATGACAAGAGATTCAAGGCGGCACAACTTAATTGGTTACCGGAACATTGGAAAAAACAAATTAGAAAAGAAGTTTTGGATTTACCGTAATGATAAAAGGGTACATAATCTATCTTCCTGAATATGAAAATAGTGTAGCTATGGCTAGACGTGCCTATGAATCTGGTATATCACATGGTTGGGATCTAACATTGTTCGAAGGTGTAAATGGGCATAAGGATTACTTACAAAATCATAACTTGCGTTTATATACAAAAAGTAAAAAATCTAAACGTCTTATGGAAAGACCAGGAACTGCTGGATGTTTTCTTAGTCAATATTTGTTATGGCAACAATGTTTTGTAAGCCAACAGACTATTTGTATTTTTGAACACGATGTAATATTTCAAAAGCCTATGGGTGAAACAAAACTATGTGATGTATATAAATTTGAAGGATTTAAAAAAGCAAAACCAACTCCAGCAGGAGTATGGTATGAAGGTGCTAGAGCATACATGATACGTCCAACAGGCGCAAAAAAATTACTAGACTGGACACATGATAACGGAGCAATGCCTGCTGATTGGATGCTTAATGATGGTATTGTAAATATGAAATTTGACTTAGATAATAAAGTTACTTTTAAATCAGATAAAATGAGTTTTACAAAGGACCTATAATGAAAAGAATGGTATATCAAGTAGCGGTTGGTAAACAAAGCACACTCTATGAACACTGTATACAGAGTGTAGCAAACTATTGTAACAAGTATAGTATGACACATATTGTACAAAGAGAACCTATACTAAAAATTAGACCTGACATGGCTAGGACAGGCAGAAGTAAAGAAGCAGTAGAACGTTTAGGTTACATGCCGATTTATGAGAAGGAAAATGCCTTCACACACTTAGGAGAGTTTGAACAGATAGCAATTATAGACAGCGACATTTACATAAGACAAGAAGCACCAAACATATTCTGGGACCTTACAGAAGAATATGCCTTTGGTGCTGTTGCTGAAAGGGAATTGCCGTGTGCTAAAAAATATAAAAGTAAAATAAGAAAATATTCTAAAGCGGCATTTGAAAACATTACTGATGTTGATTGGAAATGGAATGAACTAGGTGCTGAATTTTACAACATGGGAATGATGGTAATAAACAGTAAGAAGTTTTTGCCTTACTTGAAAGGACAAACAGCAGAACAGTTTATACGTAGACCAGAGTTCAAAGACTTTGTTGATGGTATAGGTTATCGTAAATGGTCAACAGATCAAATGTTATTGAACTACTGGGTAAAGAAAGAAAAGATTCCTACACTAAACATGGACTGGAGATGGAACGGATTGTTCAAAGGTATAGATGATAATCGTTTGCCTGAAGCAAGATTTATTCACTTTTTCTTAAAAGATCTACTACCACAAAAAGGAGAAAATGTACAAGCGTTGATGGAGGCAATAAATTGATTAATTTAGTGATGAGAGCATATAGTTCAATTAGAAAGAACTTTCATTATGGTGCTCCTGGATTAGGTGATAGAGTACATAGTGTATTTTTAGCACACAATTATGGTAAAACAAATAATGATGAAGTAAACTTACACCTTACAAAATACCAATACAACAAGCACAAGCCTGAAAGCTGGGCAGAAATATTAGAACTTTTTCCTAAAGGTTGTGTAAACATTATTCCCCATGTAGAACACGAGCCAACCAGTAACCAGGACTTTGCTAACTACGTAAGATCAAAAGGTTATTATAATGCTAAAGAACAAATTTACAAAGATCATCCTCAAAGATTTGAACCAACAGAAGGCGTAGATTTAACTTCTTGTTTACAATACTTTCCGCAATTACCAGCAGAAGATTGTTCAAAAGATTTAAAGTTGCCAGAAAAATTTATAACTGTACAGTTTGATAGCACTTCTAAGAAAAGAAGTATCAAGCATCATATTAGAAGTAGAATACTATCTAAGTACAGTGATTGCGAAGCATTAGTGGTAGGCGGAGAATCAAATAATCATTATCTAAAGAATAGTTTAAAACATATTGCTTACGCAATGACAAAGGCAAAACATCACGTAGGTGTAGATAGTGGATTTTTGCATCTATCTCAACTATACTTCCACCCCGAAAATATTCACATATATACTGGTAGCCATAAAGGAAAATGGAGTCATCATATGTTACGTGCTAGAGATAACGGAATAAGGATTTTTAATGAAAATTGAGATTGAAGTATCAGTAGGCGAATTATATGATAAAATATCTATTCTTAGGATAAAGAAAAATAAGATTCTAAATCCAGATAAACTTTTTAACATAAACAAAGAACTGATATATTTAGAAAACAAAATGTTAAACAATGATCCTGTAATTCAAAATTTAGCAGATGAATTATTTCAAATAAATTCCAAATTGTGGGACATAGAAAATAGTAAGCGTAGATGCGAAGCTGAAAATAATTTTGGATATGACTTTATACAATTAGCCAGAGATGTATACATATACAATGATAGACGGGCAGAAATAAAAAAGAAAATTAACACATTAACATATTCAGATGTTGTGGAAGAGAAAGAATACACGAGTTACAAATGAAATTGTTTATACACATTCCAAAAAACGGCGGCATGACCATCAGAGATAGTGAAATATTTGCTGATAAAATTTTAGTGGTCAATAAACATATGATACAGAATTTTAAAAGATTCAGAGATGTAATGAGATCGTATGGAGAGCGGGATACCAAGGGAGTAGAACATGCTAGATGGAGAGATGTAAATGCTAATCGCACAAGCCAGGTTGAATCATTTGCTATTGTTCGTAATCCATGGAGCAAAGTTGTAAGTCGTTATCTTTTCGCTAAACAAGCTGTACAAAGAAATTTATTAAAGCCAGACTATGCTAACACAAATTCATTAGACGCTTTTATAGAAGAAAGGCATAAATGGATAGACAAAGATCTAACTTGGTATAGAGCTATACGTGGCTGGCATCCACAAATGGATCATGTTACAGATACGGCAGGAAATGTTAAATGTGATATTTTACGTTTAGAACATCTAAACACTGACGCAGTAAAATATTTCGGAATAGAAGAAATGCCAAGAGCAAGAAATGTTACAAGCATAAAAGAAAATTACAAAGATTTATACAACCCAGTTACAATACAGATAATAGCTGACTGGTATAAAAAAGATATTGACCATTGGGGTTTTGATTTTGATACAAGTGCTACAAAAAATTATTGGAACATGAAATGAGACTTGCTGTATGTATAAGCGGTGTAAATGATAAAGGTAGTAAGATAGAAGAGCAATTAAAAGCAAAGATTCCAGAAGCTACTTTTTATTATCATACATTTTCTAACAAAACAAATCTTGTACGTAAAGATTTACATCCTTGTTTGTACACAATGCACTATCCTAAATGGCATTACCATCCCATGGAAGTACAGAATATTTGTAAACATGGAAAATGGAAAAAGTATCAAGAAAAAAGAATACATTGGGATCAGCTTTACTACGGAGCATTACCTATACTACAACATGCCAACTTGCTTTCTAAAATTCCAATAGATTATAATCTAATAATAAGAGTAGATTGGAATACACAAATAGATAGACAAGTTGATCTTAACCACTGGTATAGAAAAGCATTTGAAAAAGGTCCTGTTGGATTTATGACAAGAGAAAATAGAGGACCAAAATTTGGTAGTGGATTGATCGAAGAGATTCCAAAAGATGAAACCGCCGTTAACGATGATTGGTTTAATTATCTACCTGGCACATTAATTATTCATCATAGAAAACATTTTGATCTAAAACACGTAAAACAATTAAATAGAAATAAAGAACTTATGCCAAGTAATTGGGGTTGGTATCAAGTGTTGAGCAAGCCATACGGTGATATTCATACTAGTGTACACGGCTTTGCTCAAGAGATTAAATAATATGAAGGAAAAATTATTATGATGTTTGGCAAAAATCCAGGCACAGATCAAACCTGGAAAAGAATACCTGAAGGTAGTGTAGGAGCAGAACTTGGTGTGTGGCAAGGAGACAGTTCAGAAAAATTTTTGAAACGTGCTGGACATGTACATCTTGTTGATAGTTGGTCGCCTGTCGTCTATGAAGAATCAGATGAACACGGAGACTATGAAGCATATCTCGATAGATATTCTAAACTTGTAAAGTCGAGAGATCCTAAAGAATTTGTTAACTATTATAATCGAATATATGAAAATGTAAAAATAAGATTTTTTGGTAGACCTGTGACTATACATAGAATGTCTACATCAGAATGGTTCGACACATTTACCCAACCGTTAGACTGGATATATGTTGATGCTAGTCATGCGTATGAAGGTTGTTTACATGACCTGACTAGATCTTTAGAAGTTTTAAAACCAGGTGGAATATTATTTGGTGATGACTACGGAGATAAAAAACCCGGTGTAAAAAAAGCAGTAGATGAATTTATTAAATTAAAAGGTTTCAAACTTAATAATTTTTATGACGATCAATTTGAAATAAGGATCTAATGGACGCATTTGTTATATACATTCAAGGTCATGAAGATAGTGAAAAATTTTCTGACAGATGTGTACAAAGTGTTATAGATACAGAATCTCATTTAGACGTACAAAAGTTTCCAGCAATTACACCAGAAAACATGTGGCATGTGAATTATACATGGCCGTTGCGTAAAAAGATAACCTGTCCAAAAACAGGTTTGTTGCTTTCTGCTTATAAGACATATGATAATAATAAACGCATAGCGGCGGCACAAAGTCATTACATGTTATGGCGTAAATGTGTTACGTTGAATAAACCTATTCTTATTTTAGAACATGATGCTATTTTTACAAGAAAATTCGATTTGAGTATCTTAGAATGGTTTCCAGAAGAAGGTGCTATAAGTATTAACGATCCTATAGGCGCAACATTTTCAGCAAAAGACTATGATAGAAAATTACACAATGGTATAAACCAAGTGCCTTGGTTAACTGGCAATGATGTGCCACAAGGATTACCTGGACATAGTGCCTACATAATTTATCCTGAGTCAGCCAAACAGGTAATGGAACTACAGGACGAAATAGGTTGGTGGCCTAATGATGCTATCATGTGTAAGCAACTATGCCCTTGGATTAGATGTTACAAGCCTTACTATACAAAATGCCAAGGCATCAAATCAACAACCAGTAAATAACTGCGTACATAAATATCTACATGGAACGCATTGTTTTAGTTACCGGTGGATTCGACCCATTACACTCAGGACATATTGAACTGTTCAAAGAAGCAAAACAGCTAGGCGACAAACTTGTTGTAGGAATAAATTCTGATGCCTGGTTGATTGATAAAAAAGGACAGGCATTTATGCCTTTTGAAGAACGTAACACCATTGTAAGCAACTTGTCAATGGTAGATGATACACTTTCTTGGGATGATTCAGACGGTAGTGCCTGTGGAGCAATTTTTAAACTAAAGGCTACCAGTGGCTATGGTAAAACAATAGTGTTCGCAAATGGCGGTGATAGAGGAAAAGATAACACACCAGAAGTACGCATTTATGGCGAAGATCCTACTGTAATATTTGAATATGGTATAGGAGGAGATTTCAAGAAAAATTCTTCCAGCTGGATATTACAAGAATGGAAAGAACCAAAAACAGAAAGACAATGGGGTTACTATAGAGTGTTACATGAAAACGGTTCTGAGGTAAAGGTAAAAGAGCTTACTGTAGATCCAGGAAAAAAGTTAAGTATGCAACGCCATCAACAGAGAGCAGAACATTGGTTTGTATCAGAAGGAGAAGCATCTGTCTATGGCTTAGATGTAGCAACAGATATTACTCTTGAAAAATATGGAAAGCATAAGTCTTTACACATTAAAAAAGATCAATGGCACATGCTGGCGAATGAAACAGATAAGCCGTTGAAAGTTGTAGAAATACAATATGGCGAAAACTGTGTGGAGGATGACATTGAACGGAAATAAATTAAAAGTATTTGTTGGTTACGATACCAGAGAAGATGTTGCTTGGCAAGTATGTAAACACAGCCTTGAAGCAAGAAATAAAAACGTAGAAGTAACACCCTTAAAACTTACAGAGCTAAGAGAGCAAGGTTGGTACAAAAGAGATACAGATAAATTAGGATCAACAGAATTTACATTCAGTAGATTTTTGATTCCTGAACTTACAAACTTTAGTGGTTGGGCTTTGTTTTGTGATTGTGATTTTATCTTTTTGGAAGACGTACAAAAATTATTTGATCTAGCAGATGACAAGTATGCTGTTATGTGTGCCCATCATGATCACACACCCAAGCCAGGAACAAAGATGGACGGACAGCAACAAACATTATATCCAAGAAAAAATTGGAGTTCGATGGTTCTATGGAACTGTGGACACGAAAAGAATAAAGCAGTGACTACAGAGCTTGTAAATGATCCTGAAACAACAGGAAAGTATCTGCACAGATTTGCTTGGCTAGACGATTCAGAAGTAGGACAGGTAAGCCATGAATGGAATTGGTTAGTAGATTGGTATAACGAACCAGAAGACGGAACACCAAAAGCAATACATTACACAGAAGGTGGTCCTTGGTTTGAAAATTATCGTTATTGTACATATCACCAATTGTGGAAAAATGAATTACACAATATGATGCATGGAGCAGAATAATGGTGGAAAAACTTGTCAAAAACATGTTGATGATTGATGGAGATGATCAAATTCTCAAACATTGGCAACATGGAACTGGCGCTTTAGTTATAGATAGAAAAGACATATCAAGTAAATTACAAGAATCTCCTTGGCCTGTTGAATATCCTGTTACGTTTAGAAGTATGACAAAACGTAAAGAAATTTGGAAATGTTGGGAAACAGGTCGCCCATTTTATTATGTAGATAATGGGTATATGGGAAATCTTGACAAAAAGAAAAAATATTATCGTGTTGTAAAAAATAATATTCAACACACAAAATTACCGTTGTTTAACGGTGGCAAGAAATGGCCAAATGGTAGGTTTTTAAATTTAGTACAAACAACTCCTTACATGACATATACAGGTAGACAACCTGATAGTGAAAGAGAAGGAGCAATACTTGTAGTAACACCATCTGAAAAGCCATGTCAGTTTTATCAAATAGATAGAAAAACTTGGTTAGAACAAACACTGGCTGAAATAAAAAATCATACAAGCCGTCCTATTATAATTAGGGATAAAGGATTGCGTCCTGACAGGATAAAAGATAATTCAATAGCAGGACAATGCCGTAGACAAAGAATACATTCGTTAGTAACATATCAAAGTGTTGCCGCATTAGAAGCACTACACTATGGTATTCCTGTATTTACAATGGCTCCTTGTTGTGCTGATCCTTTTGCTAATAAAGATCTTTCTAAAATAGAATCAGCAAAATATCCTAACGAAGAAGATGTTGTCAATTTGTTTAATTTTCTAGCATACTGTCAATATACATTAGAAGAATTTAGGTCAGGCGAAGCACTTCAGATGATTGAGGAATTGAAGCTATGAGTAGACCATTAAAAGTAAATGCTTACCTAAAAGCTATACCTCCAGGAAATAAAAATCCAGAAAAGCCAAAACTACTTGAATATTTTGTACAAGGTGTACAACAAAGCGGAGACCATGCTCAGTTAATCAATACTTTCTATCACGAGCCTGCCGATGTTGGGATTCTTCAAGGCTACGTACATCCAGGAAGTAAACACGTACCACATCTTAATTTAAGAAGACAAGTTTTAGAAAAACAAAAAGCTATGAACCGTAGAACAATTATAGCTGACGCAAACTTATTTCTTGCTTATGACCCAGGAAATAAAAACGGTTATTTGAGATATAGTTATGATGGTATTTTTCCAAACACGGGCGAATATTGTGATAGCCAAATAGATGCTCAACGTTTACAAACTTTAAGACAGCATTTGAAATTTGAAGTAAAGCCTTGGAAGACACACGGAGATTATATTCTAATTACTTGTCAACGAGACGGAGGTTGGAGTATGGACGGAATGAGAGTAATAGAATGGCTACATTCGCTTCTACAAAAACTTAAAGGAATAACAGATAGAAAAATACTTGTAAGGTTTCATCCAGGAGATAAACATAGCCACAAGCACATGATGCAACTTCAAGCTATCGGACATAAGGTAATGTTCTCTTCACCTACTGTACCGTTAGTAAAAGATCTATTTGATGCTTATTGTGTGATTAGTCATAACAGTAGTCCAGCAGTTGTGGCGGCTATAGAAGGCGTTCCTATTTTTGTTTTAGATCCAGATAGAAGTCAAGCATCTGAAGTAGCACATAAAGACCTACGTGATATGGAAAATATTAATCGTAGCTTTGACAGAGAATCGTGGTTGCGTAGACTTGCTATGATGCATTGGCGTTTAGATGAACTACGCACAGGAGAGTGTTGGAGACACATGAGGAAATGGGCATGGACGGATTAAAAAATATCAATGTGCTGACAACATTTCATAAAGAAGGTTTGGAACTTTATGGACAAAGATTTTTAGATTCATTTGCTAAAAATGTAGACAAAAAAATAAAATTGCTTGTATACGCAGAAGAGTGTGATCCAATTAATCCAGATCCAGATCAAATCACTATACTAGATGCTAGACAAGTATTACCTAAGCTAAATGCTTTCAAATCAATCTGGCATAATATACCTAAAGCAAATGGAATACCACCAGATGATATAAAAGCAAGACGTCCAAGAGATTGGCATAAAGAATTTAAATGGCATGCCATTAGATTTTCAAACAAGGTATATGCTGTATTTGATGCTTGTGAACGTAGCAAAGATTGGTGTGTATGGATGGACGCAGATACTTTTGTACATAGCAACTGGACATATGATGATTTTAAAAATTTATTACCAGAGGATAAATGGATCACATACGTGGGTAGAGGAAAAGGTTCGCAAACATGGCCTGAATGTGGATTCTACGGATTGAACATGAATAATGATATGTGTAAATATTTTTTATCGGAGTTTGAAAGATATTATACAGATGCTGAACAGGGAATATTTACTTTAGAAGAATGGCATGATAGTTTTGTATTTGGTCACTTATTAAATAAATGTAAAGAACGAGATCAAAACGTTCTTGATTATAGTGCTGAAATGTACATGCGTGAAGCAAAGACAGGAGGCGGCGGACATCCTATTATTAACGGTCCTTTAGGCCGTTGGATAGACCATATGAAAGGTGCTAGAAAAAATACTGGAAAGAGTCAACGTAAAGACCTAATGGTTAACAGAACAGAAGCGTATTGGAATGAAATTTAGTTTATGGACTAATCATGGTGCCCTTAATTCAAAACCTATTTTTGACGCCTTTGCTACTGGTGCTAGTGTTCTTGGGCATACCGTTTCTTATAATGATATACATGCTGATGTTGATGTTATTTGGAGTGTGTTGTGGCATGGTAGAATGGCTCCAAACAAAGAAATCTTCGAGAAAGCTCAAAAAGAAAATCGTCCAGTTATTGTATTAGAAGTGGGTGGTATAAATAGAGGCACTACGTGGAAGGTAGGGCTGAATGGAATTAATCGCGACGCTTATTTTGGTCGACTTCATAATAATAGTTCTCGTGCTGATGCTCTTGGATTATTTTTAAAACCTTGGAAATACAATAACGAACAAGGCGATATTATAATAGCGTGTCAACATAATAAATCACATCAATGGCGAAATCAAAAATCAGTGCAGACATGGTTGTTTGAATCTATAGATTTATTAAGACAATATACAAATAGGAAAATAATTATTCGTCCTCATCCAAGATGTCCTATTCCTGCAATACAGTATGAATTTAAAAACGTTGTCGTCCAAAATCCACAACACGTACAAGGAACATATGACGACTTTGACTTTGACCCAACAAATGCCTACGCTGTTGTAAACTGGTCAAGTAACCCTGCTACTCAGGCAGTGATGAAAGGGGTGCCTGTATTTGTAGGTCCTGATAGTTTAGCATACGATGTAGGTAATACAAATCTTGCTAATATTAATAATCCTAGGATGCCAGATAGAACACAATGGCTTAATGATATCGCTCATACCGAATGGAGAATTGAAGAAATTTCTCAAGGAATCCCAATAAAACGCTTGACAGATAAGCTATAATCAAGTATAATATTTACATGTTAGAAAAAATAGATGAAAATACGTGCGAGTATTGTCTGTCACAACTCACTGGCATTCTTATTCCTAGACCGTATAATGCCCAAGAAACAAACTTTGGTTATACACTTAGGACTCCAGATGCTAAGATTTTAAAAAGCATTGCGAAGCAACTTTCTAAAAAGATAGCATTAACTGATAGGCAATATGAACTTGTAAAAACAAAACTTCTTGAATATCAAGATCAATTTGAAAGTAACGGTGTTGATATAGAGTCATGTATAACAAATCTAGCATATCCATTACGAGAAATTGATCGTTCGCATACATTAAAAATTATTCAAGGAGCAGATGAACAATTAACATTAGCAATGAGATTTCCTTTTAACAAAAAAATATTAGATAGAGTAGAAGAAATAAGAAGGTTGGAAGGTAAGACAAAGAGAACATACAAAGACAGCACACACTATTTTGCTTTCACTCCGGACAATCTTGTTAAACTTGTGCAGATAGCACAACGCTTTGAACACAAGTTTGAAATTGATGAAAACATAAAAGAAATTTACAATACTTGTTTAGGCTTTGAAGAAGATAAAGAACAGTATGTGCCAGGTGTTTACGGATACGAATTAAAAAATATTCCTGACACAGCAACAGAAAACTTGTTGGATGACATAGGTGAAGTAAATGAAACAAGCCTAAGTTTATATTACGATAGAAAAAATTTATACGGTATACATCATTTTGACAAGACAGCATTAGAAAATAGCATTGGAAAATTAAGTTCTCTATCGCAAACTATCGTAAAAAGAAATATGCCTACTGTGTTGTTACCCACAAAAAGTTTTTCCTTTAGTCAGATTGTAAATTCGCTTTTTGAATTAAAAAGATTTCCTGTATTAGTTGTGCTAGACGGCAAGGAACCTTTGGATCAACTAACAGTGGCACATTACCATTTTAGAAATGTTATCCACAGAACCGAAATGAGTGTTTGTTTTAGACAACAAAATACATGGATACCCGAACAAGACAGGAAGGTTACCGACCCATTTAACCAATATGTGACCAGTCAAGAACTTAACAAACCGGTTGACAAAAATACAAAAGTAGTGTATATTAACAACAATAAATTGCCGAAGCCACTGTTGAAGAATGGCTTTGTCCCCAAATGTGTAATTAGCTTTGGTGGTAAAGGATTATCATTCAACAATGTTACACAGTACATTCAACAGTTTGATCTTCAAATAGTTTACGAAGATGAATCATCGTCAGTTTATTGGAACAGGACAGAAAAAAGATTAGCAAAACCTAATCAGGTGAATATATGGTACAACTAATAATACAAGATGAAGTAAACATCAAGATAGAAGGATTACCGGTTGACGTACGAAGAAAAGTAAGCAATGCTTTGAAGTTTGAAGTTCCTTATGCTAGATATATGCCACAATATAAACTAGGACGATGGGACGGTAAGGTTGGATTCTTTGGCCTTGGAGGATCAGGATACGTAAATCATCTTGACACAATTACTGATGTACTACACAAGCAAGGCATTATTATCGATGAAATTATTGATCAAAGAGAAAAGATAGAACTTGGATTTGAAAGCATTGAAGAAGATTTTTGGGGAGATAAAACTTGGCCCAAAGGACATCCTGCTGAAGGAGAAAAGATAAGATTAAGAGATTATCAGGTTGAAGTGGTTAACAACTTTTTAGCTAATCCACAGTCTTTACAAGAAGTAGCAACCGGAGCAGGCAAAACTATCATCACAGCTACACTGAGCAGGATAACAGAAACATACGGACGTAGTCTGGTAATTGTTCCTAACAAAAGTTTAGTGACTCAAACTGAGGACGATTATATTAACTGTGGTCTTGATGTAGGTGTATACTTTGGTGATAGAAAAGAACTAGGTAAGACTCATACAATTTGTACTTGGCAATCGCTAAATATTTTAGACAAGAGACACAAGTACGGAGACGATGTATTGAGTCTCGCTGAGTTCTTAGAAGGTGTAGCAACTGTTATTGTTGATGAGGTACACCAAGCCAAAGCAGAAGTTCTTAAAAATTTATTAACACGTAATCTTAGAAATGCTCCAATACGTTGGGGACTTACAGGAACAATACCAAAAGAAAAGTTTGAGTTTGAAGCTATTCATGCTGGACTTGGTCCTGTTATAGGACAGATCAGTGCTAAAGAATTACAAGATAAAGGTGTGTTGTCAGAGTGTCACGTAAACATAGTACAACTAATAGACACACCTGTACACTCCAATTATCAAGAAGAATTAAAATACTTGGTCACAAATGATCCAAGGGTTGATTACTTAGGCAAACTCATTAATAAAATAAAAGAATCAGGCAACACACTAATACTTGTAGATAGAATATCAGCAGGCGAAAAATTACAACAACTTATACCAGGAAGTACTTTTGTCAAAGGAGATGTCAAACTAAAAGACAGAAAGGAAGCCTATGACGAAATTAATGAAGGAACTAATCACGTGGTTATCGCAACCTATGGAGTTGCGGCGGTGGGAATTAATATTCCACGTATTTTTAATCTCGTGCTTATTGAGCCTGGCAAGTCATTCGTTCGTGTAAT